GGAGAAATGCTTGGAAGATAGAACAACAACTTGTGGCATAGGAGATACTAATGACCAAAACATTTATTACTGACAAAGATGGTGCAACAATAGATGCCTCTAAAGCAACTGTACCATCAGACAGGCATTTTAGAAACGCATGGAAGCTAAGTGGTTCTGTGATAGCAGAAGATATAACGGCTGCTAAAGTTCTTTTCAAGGATAAGATTAGAGAAGTTAGAAAGCCATTGCTAGAAGCTGAAGATGTAGCTTACATGAAAGCATTAGAAGGGGATGATAGTTCAGCCAAGACTACTTCAGTAAACAAGAAGAAAGCATTAAGAGATGCTCCAGCTAATTCCTCTATTGATAGTGCTGATACAATAGCAAAACTAAAGGCAGCTTGGGATACATCAACTCTAGGCAAAAGTCCTTATAGCTAATGACCAAAGCATTAGAAACACGAGTAGTTAAACTAGAAACTGAGAATCACATTCAGTATAAGGAAATTTTCTTTCGCTTAAAGAGAATTGAACTTGTTGGTCTTGGTGGAATTTCTGCTGTGATAGGTTTGCTTATTAATGTTTTGCTAAAAGTTTACTAATGATTTGTTCGGTTAAATGTTCGACCCTATTTCCATAACTGCTACGATTGCTGCTGCAAACACAGCCTTCAATGGAATAAAAAGAGCCTTTCAAATCGGTAAAGATATCCAGAGTATGACTGGTGACTTGTCTAAATGGATGACTGCTGCCTCTGATATTGAGAACGCAGCTAAACAAGCTAAGAATCCCACTCTCCTACAGAAGCTAGTTAAACGAGGAAGCATTGAACAAGAAGCTTTGGAGGCTTTCTCTGCAAAGAAACAACTGGAAGAACAGAGATACGAACTCCAACAGTTTATTAAGTTTACTCATGGTACACACGCATGGACTGAGCTACTCAAGATGGAAGGTGAGATTCGTAAACGTAGACAGAAAGAAGTATACGATAGAAAAATACTTAGAGATAAAATTATAATGTGGGTTGCTGTTACTACTGTTGTTGGTATTGGTCTTGTAATTCTTGTTGGATTTATATATTCTTTACAACAATATGATAGAGGGAACTGGGGTTAATGACACCTGAGATGCTAGACAGATGGAAAATCCTCCCACGCCTGATGATGCTAGCTATGACTGTTGTTTACATTAGGTGCATTGAGTGGGCATTGAGTCAGCCTGACCTGACAACTCAACAGGCTGGCTTGGTGTCTGTTGTGACAGGTGCTATGACTGGTGCTTTTGCTATTTGGCTAGGAAAGGAAACAAATAATGGAATATAAAAAATTAAAAAAAGGTGGAGAACATTTCCGTACTTATAAAAAATATAATGTTCTAGGAAGAAAACAAAATTTACCTTTAGTTAATGCTTCGCTTGCAGCTAATAAAAGATTGCTTGACTCTGAAGAAAGAAATGTTGCAGAGATAAATAAAAAAATGAAGTTCAGTCCTAGAACTGACTCCGTAAAAATAAGAATGATTAAAGCCCATAAAAATCAAATAACTTTAGATTCTCATAGAGCTGCTTACAAAAGAGATAAACAACTTCTTATTAAACATGATACTGGTGCTTATAAATTTAGAACTTTTATGACTATGCCTACAGCAAGAAGTCAAAAAGAATCTTTATGGAAATTAATTAAAGGCAGAATAAAAAGTCCAGGTGCATAACAAATGATATTTAAAGCATTACAATTAGTAGGTGGTATGGCTAATACTTGGATGGAATCCAAAGCTGAGTCACAGAAAATAAACCTTGAGATAAAAAAGAAACAATTAACTGGTGATATCGACTGGGATTTGGAAGCTATGAAGAACTCAGCCTCCTCCTGGAAGGATGAATATTTGGTTTTGCTTTTTAGTATTCCTCTTATCCTCTGTTTTCTAGGGGAGTGGGGTAGGAATATAGTAGAACAGGGCTTTAGTGCCTTAGAAACCATGCCTGAGTGGTATCAAGTAACTTTAGGTTGTATTGTGGCTGCAAGTTTTGGTATACGTTCAGCGACTAAATTCTTTGGGCTAAGAAAGAATGGTAAGTAGCTGGGATAAACAGGTTGCAAACAAATCTTTACACAGGGATTGGGAAATTAGAAACTTTAGGAGTAAAAACATGGCATTTAAATTATCACAAAGGTCTTTTCAGCGATTGGTTGGAGTTCATCCTCAACTTGTGGAGACTGTCAAGAAGGCTATTGAGTATACTGATGTAGACTTTGGAGTTATCTTTGGTGTTCGAGACTTGGCAACTCAGGAACGCTTGTATAAATCTGGGAAATCACAGACCATGAAGAGTAAACATCTTATTCAAGATGATGGCTATGCACATGCAGTAGATTTGATGGCTTATGATTCTGGAGAACCATCTTGGGATATTGTAGACTATGATAATATTGCTGATGCTATGCGAAAAGCAGCACAAGAAGTAGGTATAGAATTAATTTGGGGTGCGGCATGGCACAAGATGCTTACTGTCTCACCAGATACAGCAGAGAATCTAATGAATGAATATATAGATTTGCGTAGGAGTGAAGGCAGAAGACCCTTCATTGATGGACCTCATTTCCAACTGGCAACTTGAGTTTGAGTTTGAGCCTGATGAGTTCGAGGATATTCCTGATGAGGATTATCTTCTTGCTCTTTGGCTAAGACTACCAGACGACCCATCTGATGATGTCTCTGATAACCTATTAAAGTGGATTAAGAGAGGGCTGTCAGAGGACAAAAGTTTTAAATAGTCGATACTATCTACGAACTATGTCCTCTCTGAGTCCTACATTACCGGTATAACTGGCATGTCCTTATGAGATGTACATAAAGCACCACCATCATTACCTTCATCATCTTGCATAGGAAACATCCATTGTCCGTCTGTAAACTCTATGACTACTGGAATCTTTGAACTGCCATAATCTCCAAAGCAATCTATAAATTCTTTTTGAGTTAGGTATCGGATTGATTCAATGGTCTTGCCTTTGAATAGTTTGTTAATATTTGTTTCCCATTTGTTAGTTAGTTTTCCCATAGCTTTCTCCTTTCAATATATAAGTCTATGATGTCGTCAAAGTTATTAGGCTTTCGAGGTGGTACTGTAGTGTATATGCTGTACGACTCGAAACATCTATTTTCGTTGTATATTTTTTCGCTGAGTTCTTTACATTCTCTTGCTGACTCGAGGTCTATGGTTAGCATGAGAATGATAGTGTGGGTCATTTTATCTATCATAACTCTCTCCTTTAATAAAAGCTAGGAGGTCATTAAGCAGAGCAGTATAAGACCTCCTAGCATATTTTAGGGCTTCTTTGGAGAAAGCTGTCCCTAAAATGGAATATCATCTGATTCAATATCTTTGTCAACAGATGATTGTTCTGATTTGTCTTTTTGTGATAGCTTAAGAGATAACATAATACCATATGAGCCTTCTTTTACCCAAGCAGCAACACGATTATTGTTAGAGTCTAAGTCTATTGACCCAGTAAAGTTAGGCGCACTCTCATGTTGGCTATCGTTATCCCACATTCTACCTACCTTAACATAGATATCTCTAACTGTACTGCCATCTTTTTGTGTAGACTTTACGATTGCTATACGTTGCTCAGTACCCATATCATTAAGAGTACCAGTTCCAGCTAGTGATTCTTCCTTTGGTTGGAAGACTGCTCCAGTATTAGTGTTATCATATTCCATAGTTATCTCCTTTTCTAATAACTTTTCTTGGTGTTTTTGGTGTGAATGAACCAGAAGAACTAGATGAATTACCATCATCATCTGTTGATTCATCAGGCACAAGGTTAAGTAGTCTTTGTAAAATATACCTAGTCATATAGGTTATGCCACTACCTATTTGCTGACTACCTTTCTTGGTATCATCAATACAAATACATTCGCTATCTATATATGTATCAGAAGGTACATGACGTAGTTGTATGTTAAGTATAGGTGAGTTGTGTTCGTTCACTCTCATTGTTCCAATGCAAATAATATTTTGCTTCTGAAGTTCTTTCTCAATCATTGGCAGCATATCTCCTACCTTCATATACTTAGCATTGAACATAGCATTGCTACCTTTAACTGTTACTTTTTTAAACTCACATTTTTGCAAGGCAGTATATATACTTGTAAGTCTGAATACTGTTTCTTCTTTATTTTCTTTAGTCATTTGCTTTCTCCTTTTTTGTTATTGTTTCGTATTCTGCTTTGAGTTTTTGCAACTCTTCTTCACTAACCATTCTTTTCTTAAGGCATTCCTTTTCAATCTCCATGATTGCAGTAAGTCTTGCCATTACTCTTGATTGTTCGATTTGATTATTCAGTCTGTCCATTTGCTTTCTCCTTTATTTTAATGGTACGTCTTCCGGTCTTAGATACTTTGATTGTAAGATAATCATTGTATGCTTCAGCCCAATCTTCTTGCATATAATTAAGTAACTTTTTCTTGGCTTGCTCGTGCTTAATAGATTCAGCCATAGTTTGCATGTAATCATACGCATCACTTGTGAACTCGTTACTATTTCTCATATCTTTTTTAACCTTTCTGTCAATCACAATCGAGTCGATACTTGGGGTCTCCTCGATTGGATTGCCTGAAGGTTTTACTCTTGGTACAACATGCTCATTCCAAAAACATTTTATCCTATCCATTAATTCTTCTACATAACTCCCACTATATTCTATATGAGGTGATGAATGCTTACTGTTGCCATGTAGTATGGATAGAAAACACCCACATGTTTCAACTCTGTTTCTAATAGGTTTCATAGCTTGTTGATGTCTGTGCAACATCATATAGAATTGAACTTGAGGCATGTATCTTTCAACTATTTCTTCTAGTTTAGTGAATGGATTAGTATGTTTGCATTCTAATATCCATTCTTTCTTTAGTTCGTTTTGTGTCATCAAACCATCAAAGCTTCCTTTACATGGAACACCATCTATTGTGTATACATTAGTTGTAACTTGTCTGTTGATTTTTGTTTTACCTATATCAAATCCTGGCTGGTGTCTTTGAATAAACCAGTCAATATTAAATGGCTCTGTAAAAGTACCAAGCTGTACTGCTAGATTTTCTGAAAGGTCTTCTGGTTGTAGCTCACCAATTTTTTCTAGGTAAAGCTTCTCCCAGTCGCCATTCATAATTCTGGTAGCATCACTACCACCAATAAAGTTTTGTCTATCCATGTGCTTTCTCCTTATTTATATGGACATTTTAGTTTCACTGCTGCAACTCGTCAAGAACTTTGTCTATCTTTGTTTGAAAGAAAACTCTCCTTTCATAGTGTGGTTTTAGTATTGCATACACCTCTGAAAAAGATGGG